GACAGAAGATACCGTGAATGGACTTTTGTCACAGGCGGGTGTCGCCGACGCGAGATTTACAACCCACTTCGTTGTGCGGTTCGTGAACTCGAAGAAGAAACACGCGGGATCATAAACCTGAAGAGAGGCTCCTACGCCTACTTCAAGTTTTCGACCGACACACCCGAAGCCAGAGACGTGGAAGATGGCGTGGATGTACTGAACCACTACCACGTCTATGTGTTCCACGTACCTATGACTGCCATCGAACAAAAACACATCGTCAAGAGATTCACGGAAGAAAAGACCAAAATGGATGACAACTCGGTCCCGTTCCGGAAGAATTATGATGAAAATGACGATTGCAGATTTGAGAACCTTGAATTTATTTCAAAATTACCCAACCTGTGGCCGATGATACGTCAGCACGTCATAGGCAACCCTGAATTTCAACAGGCTCTGACCCAGGCAAAAACCCCATTTAATTTGAGGGTCTAGGCCTCTGCGAAAAGCCAAGCGTAAATAAGTGCTACACCCTTACTATAGGATGACCAGATCCAAAATAGAGTTTGCCACAATCCTGGCCAGTTTGCGCGGAGCAAACGAGGATCCGAAACAACTTGCAGAGGATATGACCCTCCGCAAATTGTGTTATGAAATTGAGAAGCTTGAGCAGGATCAGGAGCGGGCGACGGCTCCGCCGAGCCCGGAGACAACCCCCCCTCCAGAACCCGAAAAACCCGTAGAGACGAAATCAAAGGTCAGACCCTTCTGGTCTTTTCTCCAAGGTGACTCGGACGAGGAGGACTCTTAGAGAATTTAGGTTCTAAATCTATAATGACAATTGAGCGATGGAGGGTCCCAAATGGACCCGCGACCCACGTCCTCATGGACGGTGGGATTTTGTTCGTGCCCACCGAGGAAACCCAGGAATTCTATAAATCCTGTGTGGATACGATTAAATCAGGAACGAAGTTGTACGTGGTTGAGCAAAAGACCGAGCGGTTCAAGTTTTTCGTGGACCTGGACTACAAGGCTCAAGAGAAACTGGCCGAAGATGATCTTCTTCAATTTTGTTCTATAATTCATCAAGCACTAGACACGCCATCTCGGTGTCTCATCGCTCGGGCCAGGCCACGACCGGTCGGGGAGGGGCTCGTGAAATCTGGGGTCCATATCCATTGGCCAGATTTGGTCGTCACCAGAACCCAGGCGCTTCATTTTAGATCCAAAATTATTTTAAAATTATCAGAGGATTTTGAATTTGATTGGGACCGGATTATTGATTCATCAGTCTATGGCGGTTCAGGACTTAGGATGCTCTGGTCCCATAAAATGCCTACAGGAGACCCGTATATACCGTGGCGTGATCTCTATGGAGAGGCCTTCACCAAAGAACCAAATACGGAAATCATGTCCCTATTTGCGGTTCGCACAGACGAAGAGACGAAGCACGACGAGGTTCTTGCGGATAATGGCCCTCTCGAAGAGTTTGTGCGGAGATATATGCAGGGTCAGAGCCGGGCCAGAATCAAGAAGGTGTGCCGAAGGGACATGAATAGCTGGTACGCCCAGACCGATTCCAAATATTGCGAGAGAATCAAGCGGGAACACCAGTCCAACCATATCTGGTTTTCAATAAATTCCGGACGAATTTGTCACATGTGTTTTGACGACGAGTGCCGCGAGTTCAAAGGTCAGGAACATCTTCTTTCTCCATCAATAGTAGAGCAACTCAATGAAGTTGTTATTGTGGGTAGTCCTTCTTGCAGTTTTCTTTTGGATTTTCTTTCCGATGGGCCCCGCCGCACGTTTCAAGAAGTACAAAGAAAGGGTCCACATGTACTCGGGTCTGGACCCAAAAGGCTGGGAGAGCTTTTTGACCAATATCCAAGAGTTCGAAAGGTTGGCTTCGACGGACCAGCTGGCTGATTCTGCAAATGCGCTCTACGCGTGTGTAGAAGACGTCCGGAACCTCGCTCTGAACATCAGACGGGCGGACGATGCCGAACATCAGGACAAACTCAATGAAATTGCAAACGAACTTGGCTACGAAGGCGAGTTTATCATAAACCAGAATGCAATTTCAAAGGGTATTCAATTCTTCCCCAAGTACTTAAACGATTCCCTCGTAGATTACCCAGATGGCCGATCCGAAGGTCCGTTCCCCAGACTCCGCTCCGACACCTGAGACGCGCACCCGCTCGGGACGCATCACCAAGCCCCCAGTACGCTACGAGCCTGTTGAGCAGGTTGAGGACGATTACTCGGCCGAGGATTACGACTCTGACGAATCTGATATCAAGACTGATGATGAATTTACTGATGATTCAGATGAGGAGGATGATGAAGAAGATGCAGATGATGATGGAAATCTAGATGGATTTGTTGTGCCAGATAAAAGCGAGAGTGACTCTGATGATAGTAGCGACGATGGACAACCTCCCGTTCCTGTCAAAAAGCGACCAGCCGTCCCAATCAAGAAACGGACCGCCGTCCGAAAGTGAATGGCCAGTTCAGGAGCAACCCCGTCCCATGTTTCAACGTGACATTGAGGCTCCCAAAGACCCACTTGATTTTCTAAAAAATATGAACCCAGTCGGGCTCATTCTCATCGGTATCGTTATAGGAACTATTATCATTAGCATGAGGCCAATTGTAATTAATTCGGCTAAGTAACTGCATATAGTATCGCTTTTCCAGAACTGGAAACATTTCCACTAAAATCACCTATAGGGCCTGTGCGATTTACACGTACATCCTCCTGAAGAAAACCGAGCCAAGGATTCTCACGAGTCTGATCGGCCGGTTCCATATCTCTGAATACCTCAAACTGATTGTCATAAGCGGGAACACTTTGAGATATTCTGGCGGGCGCAGGTGGGAACCTCGTGTACGCAAAGTACATAAGGGTCAGTACAACCACGACCGCAATGAGTTTAAATAACATTATTATTACTTGGCAATATTTTAGGCGTCGGGAACCTCTTCCTCCTCCACTATCGGCTCCGGGCGATTCTTCGAATCTCCCTCGGCCAGGGCCTTCTCCTCCGCCTCCTTGCGCTTCATGATCTCGGCAGCCACGCGAATGTCCGCCTTGGCGACCAGCTCCTCCATGGACGCGTCTGGGAATTCCTTCTTCAGGTCGTTCAGCATATCCGCAGGATGGGGAATTGGGGGTACATCAGGCTTGGTATAAAACTTGCTGTTCTCATCACCAGGCTCGATGAAAGGCGTCTCACTGCCCTCCAGTGGCTTGGCCATCATGTCGCGTTTGCGCTTCTCGAACATGGAAGCGGCAGCCGTCTGGCTCTTGCGGTAATTCACCATAATCTCCTCCAGCTTGTCGTTCTGGTAGTGAACATCATCAATCTCGTCGCGATTGGGAGGAATCAGCAGCCACTTGTACATGTCCACCACGTAAATGTCAACGAGGGCGTCATCCTTCTGCAGACGCTTGGCGTGGGATGCAGCCTCGTCGCGAGTCGGGAAGCACCCACGGATCTTCAGACCCAGCTGCTCGTTCTTCTGGGGCAGGTCTGGGCCGACGAAAGAAATGCATGCAAAAAGCTGTCCTGGCACAGTCAGGTAATCCTGCTCGAGAGAACCCATATAAAACTAACAAGAGCTTTTCTTTTAAGTCGTTAAACGCAAATTATGGATATCCGTAAAGCTCATAACAATTACAAGCGTCAGCACATTAACGAATGGATTTTCCCCAAGTCGTACGTTCTGGACTGTGGTTGCGGTCGGGGCGGCGACTGGTGGAAATGGAAGGCGTGTGGCGTTCGGGTGGCTGCCATAGATCCCGACCGTGAATCACTCGAAGAGGCTGAGAAGCGAGCCAAAGAAATGACATTTGACGTGTGGTTCTTGGGCCTGGGTGATATCCGCCAGGCGGCGTTCGCTGGACCGTACGATGTCGTCTGTTACAACTTTTCCCTCCACTATATTTTTGAAAATGAAAAGACCCTTGAGGATTCCCTGAGGGCCATCAAGGTTTCACTGAAGCCAGGTGGGTTGCTTCTGGGCATCACACCTGAAAAGGCCCGGGCAGAGGCTCTGGCCGATGAAAATGGAAACTTCGTTGACCCTCTGGGAAATGAATTTCAAATTAAAAATGATAAACTTCACGTCCGACTGACAGACGGTCCCTTCTACGCTGATGGGGCCAAGGAGGAGCCCATGCTTGACGGACCTCTTTTGATTCAAAAATTGAAGGACCTGGGATTTGATCGTCACGTCTGGGAACCAATGGTGCCCAGGCCAACGGGACTCATCTCGGATTTGTATACAAAATTTGTCTTTGTGAACAGTATAGATGTTGCCATGGATCATCGGGGCAATAGTGATGTTCGTCATGCTGGTCGTGGCGATCCTAACTAATTCCGAATCAAAAATGCTGACCGAGCTCAAGAGCAGGTACTTCAAGATGATTGATATTCTGCGTGAGACTGGTGACCCACTCTGGATTCCAGTTCTTAGCCCTGCAATCATTACCGGCCTGAACGGTAAAAAGGATGGAGTCATAGGTTCGAACGTGAACAAAGGGTACGAGATTTACATCTGTCTGGATGGAGACGATGTAAACTCGGCTTTCTATGTGCTCATCCATGAAGTTGCACATATGACTGTGCCCGAGTACGATCACTCAATTGCATTTTGGGAAAATTTTGAAAAACTCAAGAAGATTTGCATTGATGCAGGAATCTACACAAAGAGTGGAGAACGCAAGTACTGCGGTGACGTGGTGAGGGACTGATCCCAAGTCCTGCGGACTTGATCTCTTAGACCCGATCATTCAGCAGCTGACGAGCAAAGTAGAATACAATCGCGGCGATAATGGCTGAAACAGCCATGCCCGTCATGGACAGCTCACCAGACTCGCCGAGGAACTTGGGCACCATCGTGCTCAGTTTGCCCTGGACCGGCTTGGAGAAGGCAATAACCGCCGCCACGCCAGCCAGTGCTGCATAGTACTGCTCGTCCGTCAGACCGAATGGGTTCTTGGATGATGACGACCCGCCGCTCGCAGCCTTCTTCTGCTTCTGAGGGGCGGCCTGCTCGTATGGGGAGCCCTGAACCTCATCCTGCATCATCTGGCCGGGGCCAGGCATCACATCATCAATCGACGACGAAAACTCCGCCATTTGAGATTCGTCTAGGTTTTTTTCGGGCTCCACGTTCCGCAACAGTCCAGTGGGAACGGCCCGTTTGTTCTCCTCCTTCTGGGGTGGGGCCTCCACGGATGCCGACGCGACTGGAATTGGACTCGTCAAATCTGAAACATTCGGGTCGTAGGTCTGCATCTAATTTTGATTTTGAAAAGAAAGACGAACTAAGTACGCGCTCCTGATTTCTTTACAATCACAGTTCCTCCCCGTCGCGCCGCCTGTGGTGCAAGTGGTTGAGCAACCGCTCTGGGATTGTAATGACGCTGATGATACTGCCAAAATGCTGGAGATCCCACGTGAAATCCCCTTCGTATCGGCGCCTTGTACCAGAATACACAATCAGTGATGCGATTACTCTTGGATGTGTTGTCCAGGACCAGACACTCGTAGTTTTCGGTACAAGCGTCCATGACCTGAGAAAACTGATCATAGGTCGGAAAAACTCCAAAAAAAGCCTTGTACAGGTTCTCGCGGTTCTGTCGGACATTGTCGCGCAAAGCAAACACGTAATCAACGTTCGTACGAATCATGGGCGTCATGTCCATGCAGTACTGAGTCGTCATCATAAAGAATATCTTCCAATGGCGCCCATTCATAAAGAGTTGGCGTATACACGTGTCCCTCATGAACCCCTTGTCATACATACAGTCGTCCATGAGGATGAACACGGGCTGACACTTGCCGATCGCCAAGAGCTTCTTTTGACGTTCTATAATCTTCTCAAGTGCATCACGATTATAGTCTCCGTAAACGAACAGATCTGGTATAAACTGCTTGTAGTATCCGTTTCCCTCCTCCGTTCCTGACATGGCAATGCCGGCTGGGATGTGCTTCTTGTGCCAAAGAATATCGGTCACGAGCGTCGACTTTCCAGTCCCGCGCTTTCCGATGAAAACGCAAACCTTATCATCCGCCATTTTAGACGGGTCAAACTTCTTGAGCTGGAGCGTCATCACAGCCTATCTATCATTTTCAATCAAAATTCAAAGGGGCTGAGAACGCGCCGCGGGTCGCCGCCTGGATTAAACTCTAGGAATTTATTAGATGTCTGCCGGCTACATCCAGCTGGCGGCGATTGGTCAACAGGACGCGTACATGACGGGTTCGCCCCAAGTGACGTACTTTTCAGGTGTGTACCGGCGACACACTCCATTCGTCCTTGAGGCGTACGATATTCCTTTTCTAGAACAAAAGGTCCGGTACGGTCAGAACAATATATGTAGGATCCCAGCAAAAGGAGATCTCGTCAGAGGTCTGACGCTTAAATTAGATTTACCGGCCCTCAACAACCCCGGATCCAAATGGACGTGGCCAACGCCTCCAGCCGAAACCACAAATCAGCCGCACATACGCATCGTCAAACCAAGTGGAGGAGGATCAAACACAACCATTAACGCGACTCTTTTCGTATCTTCATACTCAACTAATAATGCAACCGAATGGCTCACAACAACCTTTACTCCATATATTGAGTATAACTCGGCACTTAATAGATTTATATTCAGTAATTGTGCTGCTGTAGAAGTGGAAAACTCTAGCGCGGCTCTTGCCTCGGGTGTGTTTTTTGGACTCGATCCTAAAATATATTCGTCTATAAATTCCCTGTCTGGAAATCTGATATACGCCGTGAACAGTACTTCTAATTTACAAGCAAATTCAATCTCTCCATCAAATACGTCACCCAATTATATTTCAACCGTGACCCGAACAGCCGATTTCACACTGGAACAGTCCGGCTGGATCCGATCCGTTGGAGTTCTTCCGGCCGATCCAAGAACCGGGTTCTTCATATATCTCAACCAACCACTCGGTATAACTGGTTTGCAATTCCTAAATCTCCAATCAGCTTCACAAGCTGGTCTTTATTGGACTCAAGTAAATCAATCGGCTAAATTTACCGTTACTTCGGGTGGCCGCCTGCAATTCTTGAATATGGGTCTATACGCTCTCAAGGTGGGCGTTGAACTCGGCGCCGGATCAATCGCCACAATCAGCTACGGCTCAAGTACAAATGAAATATCAGAAGGAGGTGGACCCGTCAGCCCCAATTTTGAATATACTTATACCTTCCGCGTGTCCCCCGACCCGTCCA